ATTTCGATGTTCCTTGGTCAGCAGTTCCACGCCCGCAGCGACTTGTTGATCCGCGAGTTCGGGTCCTTGGCGGTTTTCTCGCTCGTCAGCTTGTCCTTCATGCCCTGCATCCGCGAGCAAAACGACTTGCGCCGAGCCTTGTCCTTCTCGGTCTTCGGTTTCGGCGCAGGCGGCTTCAGATTCATGCCCTGCGCCTTGGCCGATGCACGGCCCTTGGCGTTGAGGCCGCCCTTCGGGTTCTTGCCCTCTGCGCGCGTCCAGGCCGGGGACTTAGCCATCACGCGGCCCTCGCATATTCACCATGATATTGATTTGCAGCTTGGCAATACGCATTATATGCTGCATCTATGGTTTCAAACAAACCAAGATGCACTGATCTTCCATTAATACGAATTCCCGCTTGCCACTTCCTGCTTTTTCTATTCCAGCAAACGCCTTTGAAACCAGATGTATTGGCCCTTGTTTTGCGTCTATTAAAGCAATTTTGCTGCGGTGTTGCGATTCGCAGATTTTCACGTCTATTGTTGAGGCCGCTCAGGTCAACATGATCTACCTGAACGTCATTTGTGGCACCAATAATTTGCCGGTGCATTGAAATCTTGCTGCCCATGCCTTTTACACCGGAAACGCGGCGCACAGCATAGACAGTATAGCTTTGCACGACTGCAAACCAATTAAACCCGGCGACCTTATGCAAGTCAGACGCATCGATCTGCGCTACAAAGCCCCGAGTCAGTGGAACCATCGCAACATCTCCGGAAATTGTAATTTCGCGCTTTTGCGGCATAGTGACTCCTTTCTCAAAATCACCATACCACGTTACGCTCCAAAAGTCCTATGAGATTCTGTACCAGCTATTCGTCGCCTGCACAAACCGCATGCGGAAGAAATCCTCCGCAGCCAGTGTCAGCGGGTCGCCGTACAGCGCCAGAGCACCGTTTTGCCCCAGCGTGAACGAGGTGATCTGCTGCGATGTCGTGACCAGCACCTCGGTGCCGTCAGGCGTGATCGTGTTCAGTGGCAGAACCACTGTCCCGCTTGCCAGCGTACCGGCAGGCTGAAGCAGCATCCATTGCTGCTGTGCAACCGGCGTGGGAACCGGGATCGAAAACCCTGTGGTGGGCACATAGATATTCGTCGCCAGGGTCGGGGCTGCAAAGGTCTGCTGGAAGTAGGCCAGCAAGGCAGAGACGGGTAGGCGTCGTGCATCACCGTTGTTGGGCGAGTAAACGGCGAACTGGTCGCCGCCTGATACCTGCGTCTGCAGCGGAAGTTGGTAGATCAGCGGCATGATGCGGCCTCAGTAGAGTTCGATCAGACCATCCGGGCCTGCTTCAACAGGATCGACCGGTGGTGTGAGGAAGGGATTGTCGTACACGCGCCACGGCTTGTTGCCAGCGCCCGCAGGCATCGTCCCCGGCAGTTGCTGCGGGATCGGGAACGTGGCCCGCGACAGCAGTGTGTTGTATGCCTGCTTGGCAATCATCATCGTCTGCGGCATGATGGCTTTGCCATACCCGGCAGCCAGTCGGATGCCTAGGTTGGTGATAATCGCCTCGTTGGCGCTGTCAGGCACCTCGGACTGCGCCGTGATGTCGCTGAACTGCGGGCTCGACGGCAGCGGGTAGCCCAGGCGGATGCCCTTGGCGTTCCACTCGGCCATCATGGCATCCAGACGGCGCAGCGCCTGCTCCAGATCCTGCGGCTGCAGGTCGAAAACGTAGCCGGCCATGCCAATCTCGGCAAAGGCGGCTTCGATGAACTGGCGCTTGCTGTATCCCACGTCAGACCTCCCCAATGGCCTGTGTGATGCGGCGCAGCAGCGTTCTGTCGCTGGTGCGGCCGTCAAACCTCAGGCCGATTTCCCTTGCCTTGGTTTCGAGTTCAGCCCGCGTCGGCGGGGCGTTGTCCTCAGGCACTGCGGGTGCGGGTGCCGGGGTGGGCACCGATGCGGGTGCGGGCGCGGGTGTCGGCGCATTGGCCCGGTCGATGGCCAGATCAGCAGACGTGGACCAGCCCTGCGCCAGATAGGCGTCGTGCTCTTCCAGCGAGTTCACCGACACATAGCGGTAGCTGCTCTTGCCTCGCCGGAAGTTTCCGGGCGACAGGTACACGAAGCGCGGGAATTCCATCACTTGCCCTTCTTGGCAGTCTTTGCAGACTGGCGAAACGCCTTGGCCGTGGGCGCACCCTCGGCGCCAGGCTTGCGCATCTTTTCGCCGCTGCCGGCTTTGATGCGCTCTCGCTTGGCTGCGATATTCGCGTACAGGCCGGGCTTGGAGGCTTTCACGCTACCTACCCCTTACCCGCGCTTCATCGGGGCCTTGGCGGGCTTGCCAGCGGCCTTGGCGGACTTCCTGGCGTTGCTCATCGCCATCGCCACCGCCTGCTTCTGCGGCTTGCCGGCCTTCATCTCGCGCGAGATGTTCTCGCTCATCGTCTTCTTGCCGTAGCCTTGCTTCATGGGCATGGTGTTCTCCAGATGTGAAAACGCGGACGGCGGCCGGGAGCCCCCAACCCATACCGCCCGCGTGTTAGGCGCCCCCGATTAGGAGGCCAGACGATAAGTGATGTAGGTCGCTGCAGCAGTCTTGCGGGTGCGGAACCGACCAGAGTTGCCGCCGGCCACCGAGTCCTCGCCGACGACCGTGTGCGAAGCGCCAGGCGACGTCACGTCGAAGCTGTTGGAACCGGTGTTGATGGCGCTCCAATCGAACGAGTCGCCGACGCCCATGTTGGTTAGCGCAGCGTCCATCACGGTGCCGGTGGGCAGCGTGGCCACGGTCGGGTTGCTCGTCGCCGTCGAGGTGACGATGCCCGCAGTCATCAGCGCGGCAGTCAGTGCGCCGGTGGCGTTGAGCGCGCCCGGAGCGCCTTGGTAAGGCGTGCCGAACACCAACGGGGCGACGCCCGTGGAGTACTGCGCGCCGGCAGGGCCAGCGTTGATTTCCAGCGTGGCGCCAGATGCGTAAGGCCCGAGGACGACGTAGCCGGTGGACTGGTTTTCCAGGTCCAGTTGAACCGGGTAGTTGGGGAACCCGACCTGCTCGAAGACGGTGCCTTCGGTAAGGCCGTAGATGGCGATAGATTCGGTTGCCGCCAGCGTAACGACTGCGGTGCCGTTGGGGGCGATGAGACGATTCGGCATGATGATGTACTCCAAGATTGAGTTGACGAGAAAGGGGCCGAAGCCCCTCTCATCACGGACCGACGGACTGCCCAAAGAGCAGGATACCGCTCATTTCGGGCTGCTTGTTGACCACGCCGAACAGGGTGTCGAGGCGGTACTTCGTCTTCATGGTGTTGACGTCGTACTGCTTCTGCATCACCAGTTCGATGCCCTGATCGGTGCTGGCCCGCATGACGGCAGCGCCCGCGTCGGTGGGCACCGCGTAGCGACCCGGCAGGATCTCCAGCGCGTCCTTCTGCCAGAAGCAGTTGATCGGCGCGGCGACGATGTTCAGGCGGTCGACATCTGCGGCAGCAGCGGGGGTGACGATGCAGTTTTGGTACTGCAGTTCCGCATCAGTGCCGCCCTGGGCCGAAATGATCGGCGGGGTGATCACCGAGGTGGTCGCGCTCAAGCGCTGGACGATCCGGAAGGTCTTCAGCTCGCCCGTGGACTGCTTTGTGATGTGATGAACGGCCTCGACGCCAGCGAACGTGACCGCATCGCCAGCAGCCAACTCCGTCGTCACCGAAGAATGGGTGATCGTCTGGAAGCGGTTGTCAACGTTGGACGACTCGCCCGTGGTTGCCACTGAGGTAGCCGCAGGCACCCAGTAGTTGTTGGCCGAAGCGCGAGTGTCGATGGTCGGGTCCGTGCCGCCCGCCGCACGGATGCGGTTGGCGTAGTCGAACTTGTAGGTGTCGAACCCAGAAACCGTTCCCACGAAGCCCTTGCGGTAGGCGTCGTCAGACATCTTGTTGCCAAACGAACGGGTTGCCACCGCCAGATTGCCGGCCATGCCGTTGTAGTCGCGGGACGACAGCGCCAGGTAACGATCGAACGCTTGCACGCCCTGCTCGTTCATAATCGTGTCGCACGCAGCCACATCGTCATAAGTGCCGGCATCGGTGCCAATGGGCACCACCAGCGAGCCTTGATTGGCTGCAACCGCCATGATCGCCAGGTTGATGTCCGAGGCGAGTTTCTGCTTGGCGGCGTCGCCGAGACGGCCTTCTTGCAGAGCATCGCGCATTTCCAGGGCGTCCATAATCCACGGCACGGACTTCTTGAAGCCCAGCGTGGCCGGGACTGCCAGCTGCGTCATGCTCTGGAAGTTGAGCGACTGGTCCATGCCGTCATACGACTGGGCGATGTACGGCTGAGTACGCCAGATGATGTCGTTGGTTCGCGCCATCTCCGTCCCGCTGGTGCGGTACATCGAGACGTTGCGGGAAAGCACGAGCGCATCGTTGAAGCCTTCGAGGAGGTCTTCAAACGCGACGCGCTCTTCCTTGGAAAAGCTGTTGATGCTGGCCATGATTGGCTCCTGTGATCAATGAGTGACTGATGCGGCTGGGGCCGCGCCTGATACTCACCAGTCAGAGCCGGCGGACGCTCGTAGTTCGCGCGCTACTGCCGACTTCTGGCTGGCGAGACCTGCGCATGGCGCGAATATACACCATCGCAGGGGTTTGTCTAGCGCCTTGCTGATTCTTTTGCGCGCTGTTGGCGCCTGTAGGCGATAACTTTCGTCATATCGCCCGTGCGCTCGGCCTCGGCCCGCAGTCGGTCGAGGTTCGAATCCACAGCGCCGCTGATCGACGCAGTGCCGCGCACGCTGGATTCCGGCGCGGGCGGGGTTTTGCGGGGTTGGACTTTCAATTGAGCCTCCAGTTTTGCCACAGCGAAAGCAAACTTCACGGGGTCGGAAATCTTCGCCAGTTCCTTCGCCTTGGCTGGGTTCTTGCCCAGCGCGTAGACGATCATCGCGGGGTTTTCGGCACCCTGCAACAGTACGCCCTGCTGGACGGTGTTCAGCGTTTCCTGCACCGCGTGCTCGGCGTCGTCGTAATCGCGCACCTTCAGCGACTGCTTGGCCGCAGCGTAGCCGTTCAGCTTCTCCTGCCACTGCTGCATCTGCTGCTGCTCGGCATGCTTGACGCGCGACTGGAAATCGTCGACCTGGCGCTTCTGGTTGAACCAGTTGTCCAGCGCCGTTTCGTACTTGCTGGAGTCGTAGTCGAAGTCCTCGAGTTTCGGCTTCGCGCCAAGCCTCGGAACCGCTGCCTGCGGTGCCTGCACCTGCTGGAGCTTGGTCTCCAGTTCCCGAATGCGCCGCTGATCCTCGCGGTTTTTCTTCCGCAGGTCACGCACCCACTCAGGGGCCGCTTCCTCTTCCTGCGCCGGTTGCTCGTCGCCGATCGTGATAACGACCTCTTCCGGCTCTGGTGCTGCCGCCTCTGGTTCCGGCGCCTCGGGTTGCTCGGCCTCCAGTTCGGGTGCCTGCTGAACCTCGTCTTCGATTGCTGCTGTGCTCATTGCTACTCCATCTCGGCCATTGGAGGCTGGCCGGTTGCCTGTGGGTTAGCGGTCGAGGCCGAAACTGGACTCTCCAGGGGCTCCGGTTTCGCCGGCAACTCCGCCGCCGTAGCCGCCAAAATCAGATGGCGCGAAGCCGCCGCCGGTTTGAATACCAAACGTTTGCGCAGCCTGCGGTGCGACTGGTGTCGTCAGGTCAAACGCATTGGGCGACAAACCCGGGAGTCCCTGCATTTGACCGACGGGTGCTGGCATTCCTCCTGGCATTTCTGGCCCGACCTGTCCCGTTGCAGTCATTGATGCCAATGCAACTGCCGCCGCAGGATCCATGCCCTGCGCAACAAGGCCGGCGGCATTTCTTCCTGCTGCATCAGCCATTTCTTGAGTTGCGCCCCCACCAAGAGCAATGCTAACTGCATCGTTGTACGCCGCTCCACCAATGCCACCAATAGATGTTACGCCGCCTTGCGCCTTTTCCGAAAGCATTTGCGGGCCAATTGGTACTTCTACGGCACGCTGCTGCCCTCCTCCGCCCAACAACCCTTGGATTCCACCAGAAAACAATCCTTGAAAGATTTGCGAAGGAGTTTGTCCGGTTAGTACATACTGAGAGGCAAACCCTAATGGGTTTGTAAAAAACGACAGCGCATCCATGCCTGTTCGCGCAATCTGAGATCCGCTCATGCCGGAAAACGGGTTAACAAACCCAGCGCCTGGCGTGCCTTGCTGCATCTCTCCCGTCATGTAAGCGTTATCCGGCATGTCCGACATCTGCGGCAGACGCAACGCGGGTGCCATCGGCGCAGCAGCCTCCGGTGCGGCAGGCGTCGCCGGCCCCTGAATCGGCCCCGTCAGCGATACCAGCGGGGCGAATCGGATCGGGGTGTAGCCGGCAGCGAAGCCGGAGCCGCCGAGAGACATGTCATTGAGTTGCGTTGCCACGTTGTGCTCCCATTTGGTTCATGGCCATCATCGTATCCAGCACGATGCGGCGATCGTCCAGACTCATCTTCGACAGCGTTTCCTGCACCTTCGCGCGCTTCAAGTCTGCGTCGGCCAAGGCGTTCACACTGTCGGCCTGCGCCTTCTGCGCCTGCGCGCGCTCCTTCTCGGCAGCGGCCTGCACATACAGCACGTTCGGATCCGGCTGCTGGTTCTGCGCGGCCTGGGCCAGCGCCTGCGCTTCTTCCTGCGTCGGCTCCATCACGCCGGCAGCCACCATCTCCTTGCGCATGAACTTCGCCACGTCCTTCACGCCGTCGCCTTCGATGTTCTGCATCAACGCCGCGAGCAGCATCTTCTGGATCTGCGGATCCTGCGCAAACTGCATCATCGACAGCAGCGTGCGCCGCGTGGCCGCTCTCTGCGTCGCAAACGACGGGCCCACCGACGTCACAACGTCCAGCGTCGCCTGCGTGACGTCGTTGCGGCTCGTCAGCGCCCCGTTCTCGTCCATCGCGGGCTGCATCAGCTCGATCGTCGACGCGCGGCCCTCTTCGTCCACGCCCTTCATCTTCCGCTTGGGCTCGACGTACACGTCGCGGGCCATCGACAGCCAGATTTCGCCGCAGCGCTGTACCGCCTTGGCGTAGTTCGACATGTACAGGAACGCCTGCATCTCCAGCCGCTGCTGCACCATCTCAACGGCATCGCCGCTGATGTTGCTGACGATCTTGTCGCCCTCGCGCTGGTTGCCCAGAATGTCGTCAATGTCCTGCTCGGTCACCTGCAGCAGCGCAGCCATCGCAGGCGGTACGGCCGCAGACTTCGTGTATGCCACCGGGCCAGACACCTGCATCGAGCCGTCAGGCCCCGTGATCGGGTTCACCAGCAGATACGGGTAGTTCTCCAGGTTGTCCTTGGCCCACATCACCTGGTGGCCGGCAACCTGCTCGGGCGTCATGATCGGCTTTTCGATGCTCGACAGCGCCGAGATTTCGCCCAGCTTCGACAGCTGCATGTTCTTCAGCCGCTGCGCATCTTTCGCCAGCCGCACGATGCCCATACACCGCTCGACGTTATCCACAAACCAGCGCTTGCCGTACACCGGCACAATCGGAATGCACTTGCCGGCAATATACCCGTCGTCTTTCAGGATCTTGCCGCCAGACAACAGATACTTGCGCACGCGCTTTCTGCGGATCGTGCGCTCGCGCACCACCTCGCTGCCGATTGCAGATAGGGTTTCCTCGAGGGTTTCGTCTTTTTCGAAATCAGTCTCGAGATACTTTTCCTCGGTGCCGTCCAGCGCCCGATACACATACTGCTTTTCGGAGACGTCCTCCACGCAGTAATACTCGGCGACGTACACGATATCCGGCGTGTCCCAGTCGAAAAACGTCTGGTACACCTCCTTCGGCCACGTCGTCGGATCGTCGCCGTATTTTTCGACGTACGCATCGCGCGTAACGCTGTACAGCACAAACGCATGCGTCGCGTCGGCCTTGTCCTGCCGCTTGGCATCCAGATCAAAATACACGCTGCTGTCAGCGTCGTAGATCGGCTCGATGCGAATCCGCTGCCTGTCGTTGTCCGGGTCTTCGTCGTCCTCGTACGCGGCCTTCAGCCGCCAGGCACCAAACCCACCGCCTACCGCCTCCTCAAAGGCGTTGTCGTACGCCTCGTTTGCCGTGCTGTCCTGCTCGTCGGCGCGGAACAGCTTGTTGCACACGTCGGCCATCTCCGTGGGCGAGCCGTCGCGGCTGACGAAATCCACAGTGATCCGGTTGTTACGGTACTCGTTGACCACGCGCTGCACCGCGAGGCCTACCTTGTTCACCTCAAACTTCGGCTTGTTCTCGTACTGCTG